ATGCGGGTCGACCTCTTCTGTCGGGCGCTTCATCAGCGCCGCGACCAGCACGACGACCACCAGCGTGAGGATTATTATTATCGTAAACATCAGCGTGAGTACGAATTTATTTTTATTCTTAGTCGCTGTTCTCATATCTGTCTCCATTCAAGCAGGCATTGAAAGTGTATACTGATTGAATATAACATAAAACGCGCTTTTTTTCAATCTTCCGCGCATGTCCGGATGGCAAACTTAAAAAATATTAATATTTCGGAAAAAGGTTGTTGACAAACCGGAATTCATGTGCTAATATAAGCGAGCTTGAGAAACGCCATCAAGCGTCATTGTTGATTCCGTGCTGGTGTAGCTCAGCAGGTAGAGCAGCTGATTTGTAATCAGCACCCTATTTTTGGGCTAAAATATAGGTGTAGACTTCTTGATTTTCGTCCCCGATTGACTAAATCAAGGAGTGTTTTTTTATGCCTAGAAAAATCAAAATGCAAGCAAATTTCGCCACTTTTGAGGAATGCTTTAGCCGATTTATGATAGCCAAAAAAGCAAAAGGACTAGCTGACAAAACGTTACAAACCTATCAGAACCACTATAACAACATATCCCATTATATTGAACCAGAGACGCAAATGGACAAACTGAGCAAACAGGATATTGATACAATGCTTGCGTTAATGCGTGATAAAGGGTTAAGCCCCAATAGCATTGCAAGTTACACACGCACACTGCGAAGCTTTCTGTCATGGGCAAATGAGGAAGAGTTAACAACTCTGAACTGCAAACAGTATCAGACCGAAGAAACAGTTAAAGACACCTACACCGATAATGAGCTGAAAAGGCTACTCAAAAAGCCCAATATCCACAAGTGCACATTTAGCGAATACCGCAATTGGGTTATGATAAATATGCTGCTCAACTGTGGCATGAGGGCTGCAACAATGCGTAGCATCTTAATCAAAGACGTTAACTTGCAAAATCAAACTATTATCTATAGGCACAATAAAAATAAGAGCATTCAAATTGCACCGCTGTGCTCTGAAATGGTTTGCATCCTGCGCGAATATCTCAAGTTGCGGCAAGGTGCAGAAAGTGAGGTATTATTTCCCTCAGACGAAAACACACCCTTTACAGAGTCTGGATTGCACCAAGCCATAGCAAAGTATAATCATAGTAGGGGAGTTACCAAAACCAGTACCCATCTGTTTAGGCATACTTATGCAGAACGCTTTCTGCAAAATGGCGGCTCCCCTTTTGAGCTGCAAAAGATATTGGGACACACTACCCTTGCAATGACAAAACATTATTGCCGCATCTATGATTATGACATTGTGCGCAAATACGATGAATTGTCTCCATTATCCACAATTAAACACAAATAAGGGCTTGCTTAATGCAGCCCTTTTTTTATTGCTCTTTATTTTTCTCTGTTTGCGTACCAAAGTAAAAACTAATTATCATAGTGAAGATAGTTAAAAATTGTTCTGCCCCAATAACCTTTGCAATGGATAAATATGCGAATACTGCGCATAATATAAGAGTAACTATGCTCTTAACATTAATTAGTTTTGCAATTTTCTCTTTCATGTAAAGCCCTCCTTGGGGAATAAAATCGTTTAAAAGTGCACTTCCCTTTAATAAACGTTTTTGTTCCCATCATTTATTTTCTAGAATCTTAATTCTAGTTTCGTGCTCATTCACTTCACATTCGAGTGAGTCAATATTAGCGCCTTGCTTATCAAGTGTTTTGTCGAGTCGATTAATACTATCTTGCAATTGCGTTAACGCCTTTGTATTTGCTGCCACAATCTTTCCGATTGTAATTATGAAACCCACCAATACGATGAGAGCACTTAGATTTTGCCAATCCATACATCTCACCTCTTTACGCAGTGCGTTTCCACATGTATACCGCCAAATAAGGAGGCATATTGTTATGCGCGGTTCCTCCACCGACACTTTCCGTTTTGCACATTTCTGCCATCCAAGTTTTTGTGGTGTTAGAACTTTCTGGATAACCTATGGCCGCATCACCATATGGGCCACCTGCATTGGGATAAGTAATCTTATGTCTGTGCGCTGGAATTTCACCTTCTGTCAAGGTATGAGTTGCCTCACCGCCCGTTGAACCTCCTGCATAAGTAGTACCAGCAGCAAGTAAGAATGTGTCTTGGATGCGTTCCCATGTGCCGCCGAATAAGGTGCTTGGATTTGCGCTGTTAACGGAAATATAAATGCTGTCAACAGGATAGAGCAAATCAAAAATGCTAGTATTATTTATGGTAAAAGTGCCGCTAACGTTAAGATTGCCGCCCACTTTGGTATTGACATTGAAATTAAAATCGTCCTCGCTCCAATCGAAAATAGGCGTAGTCTTGCGGGTTTGCTCATTGCTTGTGACGGTCATTAATTTATCTATGGCTCTCGCTTGGAATGTATAAGCGTTAAGATAATTTAAGCCTGAAACAGTGGCCGTGATATCATATTTATTGCCCGTTGCCGTTGCTGTCGCGCTTGTCCAATCCGTATAGCTGCCATCTTTGACTTTATAGCGATATTGAACAGTCAGTGTATTGTCTGCTGCACCAAAATTGCCATTAAAATAGTTACCGCTTATTTTGAGAGTAGCCACTCCCGAAGTAGTTGCCGCGCTTGCATTAAGGGCACAAGTCAATTTAACATAGTCAACCAAATTATAGGTTAGAGTTTGTTGTGTTGTGAAGCCTCTGCTATCTGTTGCTGTAAATACAACACTACCACTCTCTACGGCGTTAATTGTGCCTTCGCCACTGTTAATACTCTTACCACCAATGGTTATACTCTGGCTTGCTATCGTTGCACTATTTTTAGCTGAAGCATTCGTTTTTGCGCTTATATTGCTAAAATACTTTACAAATGTACTATGATTGCCTGTTAAGGCCACTGTAGTCGCGTTAGCGTCTTGAGCACTCCCATTTAGTGTGGGTTTACATTGCGCTTCATCACAATTGACGATGAAATTACAAGTCGTTGTACCAATTGTGAGGCTGTCATTGTATGTGGTACACGTTATAACGCCTTGCCCACTCTTCGCATTTGGTATTTGCGCATAGAATGTCGTAGGGATTGCCCATGTAATGCTTGTATCTGCTGTTTTAGTGACAATTGTGCCTGACAATGTACCGAATGTATATGTTAGCGTGTGTGTAAACAATGGACTAAGCCTGTTAATAGTGATAGTTGTATTACCGCCAATATAAGCTGCCGCACAATTTACCTCGCTTGGTGTGCTTGCTGTGCCGGTTTGAACTGTGGTGCTGTCCGTCCAAGTGGCTTTATATTTTCCTCCAACTTGTCCGTAGCCGCTCCAAGAAATAGTGATTTTCTTGTCGATACCGCGCCCGTGCTGAACAACTATTGTTTTAGGTTCGCCGCCTGATATTGCATCTTGGCCGGGATTCCTTGTCTGACCATACCAAACACCATAAGTGCCCGAACTTGTGGGATTATCTGTTGCTGCAATAGTAAATGTACCATCAGTTAGGTAATATTGGTTAACCATATAGTCCCATGCCATATCCCAACCAGTGATAGAAATAGTAGTTTGGTTTGTAGCCTCGTTATATGAAGTCGTGTATTTTAACCATACATAGTAATTATGCCATTGATTATATGTACCTGTGGTTTTCCACTCTGCCATATCCCCACCTCCTTAATTACCTATCCAGAAGCAGCCTGTCCTATCGCTGCCATAATCTTCAAAGCGGCTGTTTGTACCAATGATTAAATAAGTTGTTGCATGTAGGTTAGTAGCGTTGACACCTGAATTATCAGCAGTCAGGACTTCTTCGTTATTGCGAAAAATGCTCATGCCATCTTCGTCAATATTAGTGCTCATTTCGCTGTCAGATTTGCTGATAGTTAAACCATTGTCATCAAAGGTAAAACCTGTTGAAGTAATAACCTTGTCAGTGCCTTTTGCTATTTCGGTTGAAATGGCAAGCTGCACTTGTTCAGCGGTCATTGTAGCGTCAACTTTTTTAGTCAATGTCTCAAATTGTTCGGCATTACTTTGGTTTTGCTGATTGATGTTGTCCTGCAAGTTTGCAAAGCTATTAGTCAAATCGGTCTGATTTTGCGAAACACTTGAAACCGTAGCCGAAATAGAATTTTGCGTGAGCTGAAGCTGTGCTATTTTTTCATCGTATCCCTCCACAGAGGATGCAAGCAATGTTATCTGTTTTTCTGCCTTATCAACTCTTGCATAAGTCTGTTTGATTGCATCGCCTATGCTTGTGGGATTGCTTTCAGTTTCTACACTATTGCTATCATATTTCCACTGTGTTTGCTCAGATAATGAGCCATCATACTTGATAGTATCATTAAGTAAAAACGTTGTAAGAGTCTTATTATCCTTGGTAACAATTGAGATTTTATCTCCCACTTCAAGCGCTGGATTGCCCCTCCATGTGCAATCACATACATTAATACTAATGTCACCAATAGCTGTAATCGCATCATGCACCAGAGTGGCTATATCTTCGCGTAACTCCCAAAAAGCGTTATCTCTTACATATTGAGTGCTACCAACAAGTGTAGTGCTTTCGCTTACGTTATCTCCAAGCTCAGTGACATTACATATTGTTTGCAGCCTGTGCCCCACTCCGCTTTTCAGCGTTATATATTTGCTCTTATCAATAGTTAATACAGCGTCACCATCTTTATCAAGTTGTCTGAAGCAGAGATTATTATTAACATCAATATAATAGATAGTTTGTGTTGCTTCGGCTACATCGTCAAGTGCCTCTCTGAGTGTTTCATTTCCCTCAAAATTTGCGCCATTATCATAGCTCAATGTAAAGCCATCAGCACCGCTTACAGTAACACCAAGCACAGTGCCCACAGCTTCACAAAAGTCCTTAATGGTGTATGGCTTGGTAAGTGTTAATTCGCTCACTGTATGATTGCTTGCTGTGTATAAAGTATCATAGGCTGTTACAGATAACTCATTTGTTTTCTCATCTCTGTGTACTTCTGACACTGTAAAAGTCGGAAAACCTATATAATCTGCACCAACACCAATACTTATTTTTATGGTATTAGCTGTGCTGATATCTAGTGTGCGTTCAACATCAATCAAATGCAAATTGAGTCTATGGCAAATGCCAAAACCGAAAAACTTACCATCTTCGCCCACTCTCTGAATGTCAAAGTTAATTATTTTATCTGCTTGTGTAAAAGTGTCGGCTAGGGCAGAGCCGTTATATAACTCTGCCTTGGCCTTTACCTGACGCACAGAGGCGGAAATAGCAGAATCATAAGCTGTTGTTACATTTTGCATACTTCCACCTCCCTTATAATTCAGTAAATTTTAAGTCGAATTTTTTATACATTACCTTTGTATTTTGGATTGTGTAATAATCCTCAGCATGAGATGCAATAATGCAGCTTACACCAGTTTCAAGTGCATTTGTTTTGGGATTTCTAAAGGAAATACTTACGCTAAAGGCATCTATTGCAGCCAGTAAACTAGCCATTGCAGTTGCATCAAGTGGGATTATCTCCACTTCTATTGTTCTCTTTGTGTTGATATAGTCTACCACCATATCAGAGTTTGCATTTTGTTGAGCTGTGTAATTTGCATTGCTGCTGATTTTTAAACCGCTCACATAAGAGCTGAAATCTGTATCACCAATTTTAAAATATGCCATAATCCCACCTCCTTAAATTATGTTCAATGCCAAGCTGCCGCGCTGCCTTGTAAGGGCGTTGATACTATCTACGCTGACTTCGGCAAATGTTTTGCCATCTACCTGCATTATAATAGGTGCATTGCCACCCATCTTTGCTGCTAGTCTATCTGCTATCTTATCCAACCACTCTGTATTGTTCTCCAATGGCACAACTGCCTCAGCTCCGGCCTCGCCTATACCCTGTAGGCTGTTGCCATAACCAAAGAGAGTAGGCGCATCAAATACACCGCCCTTAGCGTTCCAGCTAATACTAAACTTCGGTACGCTAGGTGGAGTTAAGCTAAACTTACCAGTTATGCTGATATGGGGCATCTTAAGTTTAGGCAAACTCCAAGAGAAGTTGAAAAAGCTCTTGATTTTATCAATGATACTTTTAACTTTATCCCTTGCAGCGCCCAAAATGCTGCTGAATTTGTCCCTAATAGCACTAAGTTTGCCACCTGTAAGGCTGTCAATAACATTGAACATGTCAGAGAAAACCGATGTCACACCAGTACTGATAGCTGCAACTATGCCCTTGATACCGCCACCAGCTTCGTTATAGGCATTCTTCATCTCACTCAATTTGCCCTTGGTGTACTCTTTTGCCGCGCTGATTGAGTTGCCCATGATTTCTTTGATAGCATTAAATTTCTCGCTAACTTTGGATTTGATATCATCAACCTTCTCGTCAATGCCATCTTTGAGCTTGCCAAACCATTCCTTCACCTTTTCAACGGCACTGGAAACTGCATTTACAATAGCGTCCCAAGCGTTTTTACAGGCTTCTTTTATTTCATCCCAGTGCTTAATACAAACCACGATGATAGCAATAACCGCTGCAATGGCTGCAACAATGAGAATATAGGGCGCTAGAGCCACTAATGTAGCAGCAGCGCTAGCTAGTTGTGCAGAAATCAAAGCACCAAGAGTAGTAACCTGTGCTGCATCCATAGCGGCCTTGATAGCTGCCACAGCATTATAGGCAGTAATAGCAGCAGTCACAATACCAACTGCTACCGCAATACCAGTCAATATTGGTAAGATTGTACCCCAATTATTAACTATAAAAGATACAGTCTGACTCACCGCATCAAATACAAATTGGATTGCGGAAACTACTTGGTCAAAGGTTGCTTGCACAGCCGGATATTGGGCAAGTGCGTCATGTATGCTTGTAATGAGGCCGTCAAAAAATTGTGCCACTCTGGGCGCAATGTTATCAATTACCTGTCCCACTGAGCCAATTAAATCCTGTGTCAATTGCTTGATATTTGCATTATCATCCATCAAACCAGTTAACCAGTTTGTCCATGCTGCTTTCATCATGGCAACGCTGCCTTGAATAGTAGTAGCTGCTTCTTCTGCACTGGTGCCAGTAATACCAACTTCGCCTTGGATAACGTGAATTGCTTCGTAGACCTCATTCAAGTTATTTATATCATAGTGAATACCTGTTAGTTTCTCCGCATCAGCAAGTAAACGTTCCATTTCTTGCTTTGTACCACCATAGCCCAGCTTCAGGTTATCAAGCATGGTATAGTTTTGTTTCGCAAAACCCTGATAAGCATTTTGTATGGATTCCATGCTGCTGCCCATCTTATTTGCATTGTCTGCCATATCTGTAATTGCCATGTCTGCAATTCTGGCAGCTTCAGCAGTATCTCCATTTAGCCCCTGTAGTAAGCTTGCACTAAAGCTTGTGGCAATTTCCATATACTGATTTGCGCTCATTTGCTGGTTTGCGTAGGCGTCTTTTGCATACTGCATAACAGTACCAGCGCTGTCCTTAAATAGTGTCTCTATGCCTCCTGCAAGCTGCTCATATTCCCCATAACAATCTAGGGCTTTCTTGCCCAAAGCAACAACACCAGCACTAGCAGCAGCCACACCAGCAACAAAAGCTTTGCCAATAGTCTTGCCTACTTTGGCTATGCCGTCTCCCATCTTCTTAATGGTGCTTTTCGCATCTTTTGCATGACTCTTTACTTCGTCTTTAAAGCTGCCCATTGCTTTTTTTGCTTCATCTATGCCTTTCTTAAAATTGGAAATTTCGGCTTTTATAATTACTTTTAATTCCTCGTTCATTTGCATCCTCCTTCCTCAAATTTTTTGTTAAAGGCTTGCGCAAATTGTTTGAATCGAGCCGCTGATAATTCATCTTGCTTCTTTTGTTTTTCTTCTTGTATTTGTTTCGCGTCAAAAATATGTGGATATACTTCCTCAATTGGGGGCATTTTTGTGGCTTTGTTGTAAATGCGTCCTACACTTATGCCGATTAAGTCAGCTAGAGTGTAGTCAAAATAAGCCTGTTCCTGTGCTCTTTGCTTTTGCATTCTCTGTTTGCTTTTAAAAAGTCGCTCTAGCTCCGCAAGTGTCATATCCCAAAAATCAGCCTCAGATATGCCCCAATCCAAAGCATTATCCAATATTTCATATACTTTATTCGCAAAAAAATAGGGAGTAGGGCTGTTGTCAACCCCGCCCCCCTCAATTAGTTTTTTTCGGCTTCATCTGTTGCTGGAATCAAGCCAGATACTTTATATATGTCAATAATCACTTTGATAAAATCACTGGCACTATGCCCATCTGCTATGTAATCATCATATATGTCATAAGCATCATTCATGGTTAGCCCATGATTAAGCTGTTGTAGGCTTGCATTGAGCACCGCTACCATAGTAGTGATTGTTGGAAGTGTATCGCCATCGCCAAAGATAGCAATAGGATTGCATCCAAGCTGCTTCTCAAGCATAACTATGTTTCTTGTATTTAATCTGAGCTTATAATCTTTATTCCCAGCAGTAAAATCAACGTACATCATAAAAATCTCTCTCCTTTAAATTAAAAATAGTAGTGGAGAGTGGAGAGAAATACTCCCCACTACTCCCAATTGGGTTACATTAAGCAGCAGTGCCCCAAGTCATAGCGCTGTTGGGCTTAACATTCAAAGTATAAGTGAGTGCAGCATTAACGCCAACACCCGCAAGAGTGACAGAACAAGTGCCGCTAAAAGTGCAAGTGGTATTGTCAGGAAGCGTAACCTGCCAAGAGATAGAGCCAGTTAGCGCCTGTAGAGCAGTAAACTGTTCCTTCTCGTAAAGGAAGGTGAATCCTAGACTATCACCATAGTTAAGGATACCATCTGTATACATATGTGCGGCATCAGCTAGAGTAGTAACTTCGATAGCTTCTGCCTCGCCACCTAAGTCAGGAATTTCCTGTAAGTTTGTAAGAGCGGTATAGCTAGAAGCTTCACCAGCCTTATAGCTTAATTTTATTCCCTTAGAAATAGTTGCCATATTTCATACCTCCAATTTAAAAATCTTCGAGTCCTAAAGCCTCATAAGTCATAATCTTTTGCATCATGTTTGAATTGTTGTCATACATCTCATTGCAGCCAACACGCTTAAACCCTAATGGGCGTAATACTGTATCAATTTGCAATGCGTATTGTTGCAAATCTGCTATTTGTGTGCCCCATACTTTAATTTGATATTGTAAGCGGCTATAGCCTAGTGTGTCTCCCTCTTGTTCTGCACCATTGAATAACTCCATATAGCTGATACAGGGAGTAGTTAAACCGCTATGCAGTACCATTTCATAGTGTACGGGAATACCAATAGTTTTGAGGGCATTCACTAATTGCGCATGGTAATTAATCATTCATCAAGCCCTCCTTTATTAATGTTATAATTTTTTCTCTGTTCTCATTGAGCGCTGGGCGCATATAAGGCTGTGGGTGCTGTCCGTGCGTGTAATGCCAATTATCTTCATCATCTTGATATGCCCAAGGCGTTTTTCTGCCATTGCCAGCCTCGGCAAATAGGCCAGTGCCATACTCAACATAAGGCGCATACTCAAGAGGGGTATATATATCTCCCTCAATAGTCATGCCATCTGCCTCAATCTTGCTTGTGATACTGCGTCTTAATGCACCAGTATCTTTAGGTGCTTTCTGTTTGGCTGTCGCTTCAACTGCGGCGCAAGCTTTGCCCATGCCGTTTTTGATACCGTTTGCATCGTATAAATCAGACAATTTTGTCATTATCTGGTCATAGCCGATAAATTCAACTGCCATCACTCACACCTCGCCATATAGACTTGGTTATAGCGTCCCGATACTACATAGAGCACTTTTAGCTTGTCTTTCCCATAATTAATAACACACTTATCATCTAATGCGCCTCTTGTTAAGCCTATATATTGTGCATCTCGATATAACACATTATCATTAATCTGGTTGCTGATAACACTAATTGCCATACTGATAGTACCGCCTTTGCCGAGTGTAGGTTGTCCATATGCATCTTGTTCTCCATACTTTTGATATGTGTAGTTTCTCATTAACTGTTGCATATTACGCCACCTCTTAAAGGACTCTTACTCTTCTTTTAGCATTAAGAGTGGCAATAATATCAGCAGGATACCCATTGATATAGTTTTCACTCATGCCGCTTACACTCATGCTATTTAATCCTTCTGTGCCCATGCGGTTAAGCTTGATAAGGGCAATGCGTTCAGCAATTAATTGTAAACTATAATCTAGCTCCCTGTGGCAATAGTCCTCTACTTCGGCAATAGCCATCTTGAGGGCTAGCCCAATCTGAGCATCACTATAATTTGCAGCAGCATCACCCAACATGATTTTGATTTCGTCAATCATTCTTGTAACCTCCTTTTAATTAATGGGGGAAGAGGTTACACCAAATCCCCCATGTATTTAATTGTCCAATCAGGATGCAGCTTCGCTGATTTTGCAAGCCTTGGTTGCATCAGTAAGAGCACAAATGTAGCAGTCACGGAGATAAATGCTATTCTTGCGCTTGTCGGCGTCGCGCTCCTGCTCAACTTCAACGTCCTTCTTCATGAAGAGCGTAACAGCTTCCTTAGTCATAACATAAGCCTTATCAGTTAGAGCCTTAGTAGCAATAACAGGGATACCAGCAATAATGCCAACCTGACCATTGTAGATAACCTCGCCCATTTGAGCAGACTTATAATCTGCGTCCTTACGTAATGCAGCTTTCCAACCGTTAGGAATAACAATAAAGATACCAGATTCATCTTCTACGTTTAACTCGGAAATAGCATCAACAATAACATCGTAGGATAGAGCCTTACCCTTTGCAAAAGTAACACCCTTTACTAGTTCAGTGGCACCAGAGGACTTACCATCAGTAGTAGCTAGTGCGGCGTAGAAGTCGCTTGTCATCTTGTTAGTCATAACCTGAGTTGCACCCTTTAACATAAAATCAACGATTAAATTGTCCTTCATAAAATCTTCGTCATAGTAATCAGCAGCCTGTTGTACCATCTTAACTACATAGTCCTTGCCAACATAGGCAATAGAGCCACGAGTAGAAGCGGTATTACCAGCACCTACAGCTAGTTCCTCTGCTACACCAGAATAAGTATAAGTATTAATAGTTTTAGTCATGCCAGCAGTAGCAGTTAGACTATTGTCAATAGTCATCATGCTTCTTGCATTGACCTGAGTGGTTAGTAAATCCTTTGCTTTAGCTTCGATAACCTTGTTATTGTAAACAGTATTACTCATAATAAATTCCTCCATTAATTAAAAAATTTGTTGAAAATCTCAGGCTGTTCGTCAGCCAATTTATTTAGTTCTGCCATACTCATCTTTTTGATTGTTTCTTTTGTAATTTCGCCCTGATTGCCGCTATTACCCTTTGGGCTGTTATTGGCTAGGCGCTTCTCAACTTCCGCCTTAACAGCAGCCTTAAATAGCTTGTCAAGCGCGTCAATATTTGCCTGTGCTTGTTCAATATCTTCCCCAATATTTATAATATCGGCAAACTCGGCGCTCAGTCCTCTGGAGCTGAGTACACTCTTTAACTCGCTCTTGTTAGCCTCAATCTGATACTTTGCTAGTTGTTCCTCTAGCTCTGCAATTTTGTTGTCTTTTTCAGCCTTGGCTCTTGCTTCATCATC